TTGCTGGATAGCAGAATTAACACCTAGAACGTCACGATCAAGTTCCGCATACTTATCACCAATATACTGAACAGTATCATGGAAAGTTTGATTAGTTGCGGCAACCGCTTGAGCCGTACCAGAATTGACAGCCGAAAGGATTTCACGCTGATTAGCCATGGAATTTTGATTGTCAAATCCACGCTGAACCTCAGCGGAAGTAGCTAAATTTTCATAACCGATAGCATTAGCAAAACCATTATTGCCCCAGGCACCAAAGCCGCCATTTGCAAGAATGAGAAGAGCAAAAATCCACATAAATGAATTACTAGCCCAGTCACCACCATGACGATCAGTAAGTAAAGCAACATCAGAAGCTGACATACCATTGGAAGTATCCATATCCGGACCCGCCTTTCAGATAAGGAGATTTCTTTACAAGAATCTCAATTTAACTTAATCCTTATATATCTGAAAGACAGGTCAATTAAATTATTTAATTATGTCCAATTTTATCTTAGCTGGCTAAGAATCTGATTTGGATCAACTCCCTTAGCTTTTGCAGCTGCATAGAATAAATCCTTATAACTTTGTCCTGCTTGCGCAGCTTGATTAACCATTGCAGCGACATTGGGATTTGATTGAAGCATGTTCATCACCATTTGTTGCGGGTTGCCGCTATTCATTACTAAATTAAGAGCTTGCGCTATTGGATTGTTGCTGCCTGTTGGAGTTGGAGTTGGAGTTATTCTTTCCTGCATAGCTTGAAGAATAGGATTTACCATTATTAATCTTCTCCTCTATCTGTCGATACTGATCTTGTAACTGATTATATTGTTGTTCTATAGTTGCAAGACGATTTTCTAAAATATGATATTGATTTTGTTGTTGAGCTTGTTCAACTTCTTCTGCTGGTGTAATATAAAATTTATTTAGAGTAGGAAAACCACCATCATCAGTTGTTTTTAACCATACAACAGAATCCGTTTTATCTAGTAAAAGAATAGAAGACCCAGGTGGAATACTATAAGCTTGCGCGCCATCTTTTCCATATACTTCAGCTATATGAACTGCTGATTGTGGGACTTGATTTTGTGTCCAAGTTGGATTAAGCATATTTGGATTATTGTAATTCCAATTTTGATTTGGATATCCGTATGGCATAGCTCCTTCTTTCTCTTAAAAATTATGGATTAGTTGTTTCTTCTTCTCCACTATTGGTGTTTAATAAAGCTAATAAGCTTTGTAATTGAGCTTCTGTTATTGCTGTTGAACCAATTGTAACAGTACCACCGGCCGCAGTTAGGTTGCCAGCAAGCCATTCATTGCCTGATTTATCAAGTGTACGAGCGTTACTGCGAGCATTATTGGCTGTTCCATTACCAATAATTTCTAAACTAGTAGAATCTATAATATTGTATTGCCCTCCTGCGTGCTGAGCTTGGCCCGAAGCAGTAACATGAAAGCCCTCCGCGTGAGAATACTGTCCACTGGCAGTTGTCCAAGATCCTTCTGCGTGGCCAGCAAATTCAGATGCCGAAGTATTATTTCCTTCTGCGTGAGCATTCATTCCAGAAGCTGAAGTTGATCCTCCTTCTGCGTGCGTTCCATATCCAGAAGAAGTAGTTCCAGACCCTTCTGCGTGAGAATATCTTCCACTAGCAGTTGTAGAATCACCTTCTGCATGAGCATTCCAATTAGAAGCTGTAGTATTATTTCCTTGAGCAAAAGAGCCTGACCCAGTAGCTTTTACTTGATATCCTTGAGCAAAACTTCCTGAGCTAGCTTGGCTTCCCTTTCCTATTACGACAGAGATAGAACCAGAGTTTTCAATAATAGTTTGAATTCCAGTTGGAAAATCTTCAACAAATTTAGATTCTAAAAGTTTCATGGCATAACAGCCTTCTACTTTTACTCTAATTTCAGTTTTTTCGTCATGGAATAAATTTTTTGGATAAATAGTTAAATATTGTTGTTGAGGACTATTCCAGATAAGAGTAAAGGGTTCCCCATTTCCCTGATATTCTGGATTAACATAACTATTTACAACAACACTAAGATGACCTGCTATCTTAATTAAACCACCATTTGAATTACTATAACTAGTATTAATAGCATTAGAAATATATTCTGTTCCATCAATAGTAATTTTATAAGGAGTATCTGGAACAATTTGTTCAAAAGAAATTTGATCTGAAACTGGAATATCAATACCCGTTCTATCATAATAATTATCTGGTTTTGTAACTATTCCATCAAAAATAACTCCTCTAGTATAACCAAAAGGTTTATTCTTAATGTATCCAGTTTCATCTTTTTGAGCTTCCCAGTCAGATTCAGGAATATAATCTTTTGATATTTTAGTAATAGCATCTTTGTTTGTTTCAATTTTTAAATAAGAAGACGTTTCTGTTAAAGGATTACCGTTTTCATCTACATAAATAAATTTATAATCAGATGGAGTTGCAGAAGAATACCCCTTATTTATTGAATTATAAATAACAAAAGACTGCCCACTATCTTCAAGAGTTATTGTTTCATAATTTGTTGTTGCTACATAAGAAGGCTCGCCAGCATCTTTCCACATTAAATAAGGATTTCCTATATATTTATATAAGTACTGATCGTGTCCAGAAGCCATAATAAGAGTAGACCAAGAAGGGTCTTCTATTTTATTATCTCCTATAGTAATGTCATAGTTTTCTTTAACAGAAAGAAGATCATCTGATCCAATAGTCTGCCCAGATGTAAATTCACCTTCTACATATACATTATTAATTACATAAGGAACACCAAATGGTTTATTGGCAATGTAGCCACTTTCGCCTTCCGCGGCTTCCCAATCAGCTCCGCCATTTGAACTTATTTGTTCAACAATATTAGAATCAAGCTTTTCTAAAGTAACAGCACCATCTTGAATTTGGTCTGTGCCAACACTTGTTATAGAAGATCCGCTGCCAGCATTTTTTCTAGCAAGAGCAATATCAATAATATCCATTATAATGTCACCCACTCTTTACTAGAATTTAATATATATACGTTTCCATCTGATAATACCAAACAGTTTGTTCCCATAGAAGGATTGGTTTCCAAGAGTGCAGCTAAGTCCTCAATGTTATCAGCAATATAACTTATTTTACCATCAGGGCCATTGTTTTTTAAAACAGAATAACTCATTACAAATCACTCTCGTCTTTGTCTTGATTGTCATAAATCTGTTCAATCAGTTGCTCAAGTTCTGCTACTTGTTCATCTGTTAACACTCCTGCTTCTAATTGTTCATACATTCTCATAGTCCAATATTCAACTTCTTGACCTTTAAGAATAGCAGATCGAATAGTTTTAAATACAATCCGTCTGCGGGCTTCGCTAACAATCATTTTAATCCTCCTTATGATTTACTCACAATATCAGCTATTGCTTCCTCAAGATTATTAATAGCAAGATTAATATCTCGATAATAAGAAATAACTATATTAGCATCAATACTTGTATTATTTTCATCAGTTGCGGCAACTTGTACCGTAGACGGAACTTCTGAAAACATTGGCATAGTAATACCAGGAATCACAAACGTTTCCACTGGTTTCCGCATTACAACAGTTGCTCCAACTAATGCATCAAATGTTGCTTGTGTAGCACTAGACCCCGCATAAGCATAAAATCCAGTTTGTGTAGTGCCAACATATAGTCCATTTTTATTAGGCGCGCACTTAGAACAATAGCCTACAATAGAATCTGTTGTATTTGTTTCTGCCCGCATAGCTTCCGCGCTATCCCACAAAGGAATAGGTGAATCAAAAGTTAATAATGCAGATTTTTGATTTCCATTTGTAACCATCGTTCCTACGCTAGTAATTGTACGCTTTGCCGCACGTTCATAAAGTATACCTGAACCATTTTCATCTATTATTAATTCATCACGTTTCCCATTTGGAACACTTTGTAATAAATGAACAACACCTTTATTATCTATTAATGTTAAAGGAACAGAAATAGAATTATTAATATCTGCACCACTTATTACTAAACTTATATTTGCGATACTTTTAATTGCTATTGGGTTACTTGCAGATGGAGTTCCAGTTTGGCTACAGCGACCATAAATAGTTAATCCTGCTAAGCTAATTCCAACAACCACATCATCTAATGTAATATCAGTACCACTTTCAGTCCCTTTAAAATTATTATTAGAATATGAAGGAGAAGAAGAAGATCCTCCACTATTACTTCCGAGAAGAGGAGCCCACTGCCCATTTGAATTAATAATATACACTTCACCATTTGATAGTACTAAGCAAGAGGTTCCCATTGGAGGATTTGTTTGAGCTAAAGTATTTAAATCTGAAGTAGAATCTGCTACATAAACAGGCTTTTCTTTATTACTTAAAACAGAATAAGCCATTTTCCCTCCTTAATATTAAAAATTACCAAGCACTAACTTTTTTAGATATTAAACTAGTACCGATACAAATAGCGTCGCTTTCATCTTCAGTGGCTTCAATATGATAATGCTCTTTTACAAAATCCATTGAAGCTTTTTTCTGTTCAGCCCTAAGTTTTCCAAAAGCAACACCATATGTATCCTTTACATTTTTACGCCAAACCATTGGAGGTACAATCTCATAATCCATTTTATTATTAACACACCATAACAAAATAGCGCCCTGAACCTGAGCTAAAACTTTAAAAGTTTTAACATTACCATTTTGCTCTTGTATATCTTCAAATACGAGTCTATCAAAATGATATTTCTGTAGTAATTCATCCAATAGATCAATAAGTTTTAATAGTCTCTTTTCTATCGGATGGTTCGCGGGCGAGCTTATATGACCATAATCAATTAAACGATCATCATCAAATACGCAATATCCGCTTACTTTACTACTTTGATCCAGGGCTACAAAAAGCATTATACCTCCTAAAATTATTTTAATATCCTAAGATATTTTTAATTTTAGGAGGTATCTATTACTTTGTTATGTCCTATTTAGTTATCAGTTAAAACATAAATTACAGGATCACCGTCTTCATTTATTACTGTTGTTACGAGCAAATCATCATAAGGAGTTTTAAATTCATCTCTACGAGTTGTCTGATAAATCTTTAAAAGCTTCTCATCGCTAGCATCTTTTACGGTAATTACTGCATACTTATCTTTAAGACTATTAAAAACTTCTTTAAAGTTCATACTTGTCTCCTAAAATCAATTATTATTAAAACTTTCTACTGCACATTGGACAATAATGAATTAAAACATGATCTTCAATATTAATCGGATGGTCAAAAATCATATCTTCTGCTTCATATCGAATACAAGGCACAGTAATACTCCAACCTTGATCATCACAAGTTTCATATCCAGCTAAATAAAATCTTCCTACTCCTCCTACGGTAGGGAGAAGAGCATCTTTACTTCCACTGCAAAATTGACAGCTCATTTGTTAGCAGTCCTTTCGTATTAAAGACCTGTTGATCCAAAACCTCCACGTGCTTCATTATGAAGATCATCTGTTTCCTGGAAACGGATTATAGGCTGAGTGGGAAGAAGTCTAAATTGGAAACAACGAGTTCCCGCAGGAATAGTAATGTCTCTAGTCGCATAAACGCAGACAAGCCATACATCATCATTACCATTATAAGCATTATCAATATAACCGACGCTATTGGTTAAAAGAATACCGTAACGCTTAAACGTACTTGACCTCGGCAGAATGAGCGCATCAAATCCCTTTGGTAGTTCCATCGCTACACCAAGATTCATAAAACCCCATTCGCCCTTATGCAGAGTAAGCTCGTCCCTGCTATAAAGATCGACGCATCCACCCTCTTTAACCTGCTCAAGTGCGGGACTACCATGATATTTAATTGGAATATCTACTGCTCCATTAATAGTATATGCAGACATTAAAACTCCTTTTCAAAATTATAACTGATATCTTCAATATAACGAACGATATCTTTTGGATCTTCAAAAATCTTTTTAATACTAACTATATACCAACTCTCAACTACTTCGCCCTTGCTCTTCCGCTCTTTGAGTGAAATGTTAAAAGTGTTAATTACATAACCAATTCGATCTGCCTCTTCCCGCTGCTCTTGCTTAAAACAATTAACATCATCTTCAGTTTCAAGGCGATAGCTTTCTACAGTAGACACTAAAGCTTTCGATACCATTACTTTCCTCCTAGCATCTTAACCGGACAAGAAATATTCTTATCTTCTGAGAGTTTGCGGAACACCTTATCACTGATCTTGCTTAGGTTATTAACTAGGACAACATCAGCGTCGTACTGCCGCACTAGTTCTTGAATCGTCTTATTTAGCTCAGAAAAGAAACTTGAAAAATGAAGATCCTCATCTGGGGTATGAACCATAATCACAATATACGTAGTAGTTGGATAAACAATAATTTCACTCTTTAGCATGGAATCACAAATCCTCTCGCATCAAATAAAATATAAGCATTGGCTACCCCGCCAAGATTAACCCACAATTGCCAAACGTCATTCTCCTCATCATAGTCTGCCGCAATCCAATGCCCACGACTATCAAGTACACTCGCTACTTCTTTTACAAAGCTAGTCGCAAGGACATCTACACCATTGTACTTATTGGTGCATTCAAATACAGTATAATCGTTCTTTTCTCGACACAGTAGCATAAAATAATCAGTTGATGTTTCTAGCTTTGGATAGGCCCAATCCCAAATTTCATCCTTTGTGTTCTCCCTTTTTTCCATTTTCATTGCCGGCCAATTTGCTCTCTCCGCGCAGCAAAGAGAGTATTTATCTGCAGAAAGCAAGTCCATTATTACTCCTTTCGTATTTATCTTACAAACATATTATATAATAAAATCTATTAATTGTCAAAATAAAATACTTGGACAGAGTAAAATAAAAGTGAACACTTGCTTTTTATATAGAATAGGACTAGACCTGAAAAGAGAGAAGGTATGAATGGATCCAATGATTTCTATAACCATCGCATTAATATCTGCATCTCCCGCAGTTATTGTTGCTATTATACAGTTATTTACAAATTACAGTAACAAAAAATATCGTATCCGCAAAGAGCAAGAAGAAAAAGAATTAATTGAAAACACAAAGAAAAATGACAAGTTACAGCTAGCTATGGCTCGTTTAATGCTTCTTGAAGAATATAAAAAATGTATGAAACAAGGTTACTACGATCTTGATGAGCGCGCAGTCTACCATGAAATGTTTGAAGCTTATAAAGATAAGGGCGGCAATGGTATCATTGACAACATTAAAGAAAAAATACTTGCTTTGCCAACAGAGCCACCACCCAATTTTCATTCAGAATAAGGTGATTATATGCCTTTAAATTTTTATCAAGGAATAGATAAAGCTTTACAAAAATTAGACTATACCTATGCAAATAACGGTATATTATTTTCTAAAGATGCTTTAAGAATGTATGGGAAATTTTCTGATACCTTCATGCCTTTTGGTGAAAATAGAACATTAATTGAAGAAAACAATTATAATCTTTTATCAGAAGAAAAGCAAAAAAAAGTTAGACAAACTTATTATATTCCAGATGGTGAAATAGGATATATACATCCCGCATATATCACAACCAATAGACATAGTTTAATTATTCTTACTAATGAGGAATTATAATGGACTACATAGATAATCTTATTTATGGTAGCACTTTAACCGGCGAATCAATAAAATATCAATTAAAGGATAGAGTACTACGCAATATGGTTGGAGCAATACAAGCAAAGACAGAAGAAGAAGCCAATACTTTTTTCCAAGAGGCTAAACAAGGTTTCTTTTCTGAAAGATCTTATTCGAGTGCAGCTGACGCTCTTAAAGCGGCGCTCCCTCGATGGCATATTTGTACTGAGTAAAAAGGAGTTAACATGGCAGACATTGATACTATCAAATTAACACAAGATGGTATAACAACAACTTATTATATTAGAGACACAGAAGCTCGTAGTATCATGGAAGCTATGGGAACAACCGCAGACCCAGATACAGAAATTGCTTTATTGCGTGCGGGCTTCACTGATAAGAATGGAGTTTATCCCAATGCGTTCGCCGCAATTAAAGACGCTCTCCCTAGATGGAAGGTGTGTGAATAATGGCTATTGATATTGCTACATCAACTGGTGGTTATCAAGCGATCAAAGAAGAGTCTGAAAGCAATGACGCTAGTATCTTTATCGATACTGAAAACTTTGATCTATTTGGACACTTTGAAGATTCGTTTGACTTTTTAAACGAAAAAACCATAATGATTACTACCGCGGATTATAATGTGCTAAGCACCGCGGAAGAAGGTACAATAGATTATGAATTGTGGCATAATCCGCACATAACTTGGGTAGTACAAGACGACAATGAGCTAGAGACTGTTGGATTAAACACAGTAAGTGTAACAGGTTCAACTCTTAATATAACATTAAGTACTAAAAAATAAAAAGGGAACTAACTAAAAAAGTTAGTTCCCTTTTTTTATTCTGTATATAAAACTACTTTATCTTGTATAAAGCTTTGTTGAACATCTATTACCCTTTGATTGCGGCTACCGCGCCATTTGAGAGTAATATCTTTCTCCTCTTGGATAAAAGGACCATCAATAAGAACGTCAACGTTTCCTAAAATAGCGGCTAGTGCTTGCGCACTTAAGTCTTTATAATATTCTTCATCTGGTTGATCATACTCTTTCATTAGCTGATCCCAAGTATAACCTGTCCAAACCCAGATCTTAATTTTAGGATGCCTAAAACGAACTTCATTAAGTAAGAATCTTGCAAGTTGTGGTCGGTTTTGTTTTGCTAATGGTTCTCCTCCCAATAGAGAAAGTCTAGTTATGTGCGGCTGATCGAGTAATTGTAAAATAGCTTGTTGCGTTTCTTCAGTAAATTCTTTTCCGGCTTTAAAGTCCCAAGTCTCGGGATTGAAACACCCAACGCAATGTTTGTCACAACCTTGCGTGTATAAAGATACACCCCATCCTAAACCATTTACACAATCACATTTTAAAATATCTGCGTATCTCATAGTTTGACCTGGCTATGCTTAATTCTAGCTTCTGTTTCAGCAATCTTGCCATTATTAAAAGCCGTCTTATAGTTTCCTGTTAAGTAGCCTGTTACTCGTCTTAGCTGCTGAATATTGTGGCTGCCGCACATAGGACAAGTATCATTAAACTCATCTGTATATCCACAATCTAAACAAGTATCATTAGGAACATTTAAAGCGAAATATGGTATGTCTTTATCCATTGCATAGTTAACTAAAGTCTCAAGCGCTTCAATATTATTCTTTACGCTTCCGTCAAGCTCAACGTATGTAATGCAACCAGCGCTTGAGTATCCTGTTAACTGACTCTCAATGTCAATCTTCTCAAATGGAGAAATTTCTTTCCAGACAGGAACATGGATACTATTGGTGAAATAATCATGGTCACTTACATTAGGAATTTCACCATATAAAGCTTTAAATTTCTTCATGGCTGTATAGCATAAATTTTCAGCAGGAGTATAATATACACCAAAGTTTAGGCTATATTCTTGCTTAAATTCTGCACAGCGATCCTTGAATAATTGTTCAATTTGCTTAGCAAGCTTCATTCCTCGTTCCTCAGTATGGTCACATCTAATAAGGATTTGAAGAGTTTCCGCAAGACCCAATTGACCAATAACAATTGTTCCATGCTTTAGAGCAGAACGAATTCCTTCTTCTGGAATATATCCTGCCATTGTATTATTTTCATACATAAAGGACGCTGACTTAGGATCTTGTGCGCAAATCCAATCAAAACGTTCAATCAACATATCTTTAGCTTCATGGATCTTTTTATCTAATCTCTTCATAAAAGTATCAATTAACAATTGATTATCATATCCATCTGGATAAGTGATTCGATTAAGACTTTCTTTTACTTCCATTGCTAAAGTTGGCATAATGATAGTAACAGGACAGATATTTCCTCGACCATCTTTTAATTGTCCAAAACCATTAATATCAAAACCATTCGCAGTTCTGCACGTATTAATCTAATGTTGCCATTAGTACTGACTATATGTTCCATCTTTCGATGGCCTCGCGCTTGGAACTAGTGCCTATCTCTAGTTCTACTCCCTTACACTCATCAGGGATAGTCGATACACCTTATTTTTCACAATATTCAAACATCCAAATGTCTTTAAACGGAGATTTAATCTTTCCATTTAATCGAGTAGTAATTGAAGTTTTACCATTTTTAATTCCACATGCTTTTGCGCAAGCAATGACAGTATCAAAAATATCTACTTCATTAGTTTTTATATTAATTCGTTTTACTTTTTGGGCCATTGGATTTTTAGCACCAAGTTTTGTTTGACGAATTTTATCTTTTATAGCTTTCATTTCTTCATCGCTTTTACTTTGATAAGTATTTCCACCACATTTAGAAATAGCATCTGTTTCATTATATCCTTGATGTACAGAATCATAAAATTTAATCCAATATTGTTCTTTTTGGTTTAATTCTTCTTGAGATTCTGCCGTGTCAATGGTTTCTATGATAAAATTTTCTTTACCATATTTTCTAATCGCTCTAGCAAAGTGGGTATCTAAAATATTATTCAAAGCATCATTGATATGGCGATGAAATCTTTGCTCTATAGGTCTAATTGTTTGACCTATATAAACTTTATTATTTTGAATATTAGTTATTTTATATATCCACATAGATCCCTCCTATATGAATATTGTGAAAAATCTTGGCACGGTCTCATCCATTAAGGACCTAACCGTTAGCCACTTTATAGTGACACCTGCTGGCGCAGTTCACGAGGTTTTACATGGGCTACAGTTTTCACTTACCCATGGTGCTAAAGTAAGTGCGGGGATCGTTGACATCATAGCCCGCATTTCCAGACCAATCTACATTAGCATAATTTGGATAGAGTCTTTGCGCAGTAGATTTAAGAGCCAGTTGGAATAGATCATAATTAGGATCTCCTGGTTTACGATTTACACCAGTCATGCATTGGAAAATACCACAAGGGAAAATACTAGTTTTATGAAGTTTACCAAGTCCTTCAATCGATACATTTAACAAAGCTTTAGTAACCATACGTCCTTCTGGTAAAGTACAAGTCCCATAATTAATTGAAGTAAATGGTAGCTGATTCCCGCTACGAGACTGTAATGTATTTAAATTATGATACATACCTTCTACTGCTTGATGGGTTTCCTTGACAGTCATATCCATTGCGTATTTATAGATAGCAGGATCTTCTTTAAAATAATCATCCTCAATAGAGAAATCCTTTTTTATAGCATGAGCTATAATTGTATCAGCTTCATCTTCTGAAAGATTACCAATATAAATACAAGCATCTTTATAATGCTTATAAAAGCTCTTCCGCACATATGGAACCATTGTCCAGTCAATATGAGTAGCACTCACACCGCCAAATTGCTGAAGCGATTGTAGCTGGAAAATAACCGCTACTAGTTGCATAGCAGTATTAATACTGTTTGCGGGACGTACATCTGTTTGACGTGTGTTAAAACCATTAGCAAGTAAATCATCAAATGGTATAGATAAACAATTATGAGTACCAACAGCGTATTGATCTAAGTCATGGATATAGATTTCATTGTTTAGATGATTATCTCTTGCCATCTTAGACATACAATGATTCAAAGCATAATCTTTTAACATAACAGATGTTGCTTCACCAATTCTTCCACCAAAAGAGTGTTCATCTACATTGGCATTTTGATTGTCTATCTGTTCAGAAAGAAGCTTCGCCGCAAACAGTTTACTTAATTCATTCTGTCTGCGGAGCTCATGCTCATACCTATAACGAATAAAACTTTGAGCTACATCTTTCCTACGGGTGCTCATTAATCCATGTTCACAAAGATCTTGACATTTTTCAACCGAGATTTCTCCACCATTTTCCTCGGTATAGTTTTCAATATAATCTGCTATATTCCAAGCTTTTAAATCTGCATATTCTGTAATTTCACCATCTACATCATAAAAAGCTGCGATAATAGCATTATAAATTCTTTCTTTGTCAAAATTTTGTCTATCACCATTTCGTTTTATTACATACATTATATGTCCTCCTTT